TAAAAATTGGTGATAAATTGCTGGTTAATTGGAACGGATCAGCAAAACTTGAGCATGAAATTTATAAAATTCACATCGATGATGTTATCGGCGTATTTGAAGATTACATTTAATAAATAAATTGCGGGCGAGTGTGATGGAAGCACAGTAGGCTCATAACCTACAGGACCTGTTCGATTCAGCGGCCGCAACCAATAGTATGGAGATACACATGACTAGATTGACAGGTAGAGTTGAAAAAGGTTGGGGGCACGAAGAAATTTGGGCAAGCAATGATAAATACTGTTGCAAATTTTTACGCTTCAATAGAAGTTCAAAATTTAGTATGCATTTTCACTCAATTAAAGATGAATCTTGGTATGTACTAAGTGGTAAATTTTTAGTAGAATGGATTGACACGACAGATTCAAAGGTGTATACTCACACATTGAATGTTGGGGATACGTGGCATAATTATCCTCTTCTACCACACAGACTTGTTTGCATAGAAACAGGAACAATCATAGAAGTATCTACGCCAGATTCAGTGGAAGATAATTATAGAGTTCTTCCTGGTGATAGTCAACATATAATCCATGTATCTGTGTGAATGTAATTTTGCGGGATTAGTTTAGGGGTAAAACTAAAGATTTCCAATCTTTCGTCATCGGTTCGATTCCGATATCTCGCTCCATTTTAACTTGGAGTCATTATGAATATTTTAGCATTTAAATTAGTTACTGGTGAAGATGTCCTCAGCGAAGTCGAGTCTCAAACCGAGACAGAATTTGTACTTTGCAATCCTGTCGGTATTGCAATTGTTCGTGGACAAAATGGTCAACCTAATGTTGGATTTTCGCCATTTCCTCTCCATGCAGTTCAGAAAAGCGGATCTACGATTTGCATTGCCAAAAAGCATGTTGTGTATTACTATACACCTGCTGAAGACTTTACTAAAAACTATGACCAAATTTTTGGTTCCGGCATCATTCTCCCATCGAGTCAATTACTGAAATCTTAATGACGACTTTTTATACAAATGTACAATCTTTTGGTAACAATATTCTTTATCGTGGCATTGTTGAGGGTAAACGGGTTAAGCAAAGGATTGAATATTCTCCTTCGTTATTCGTACCCTCAAAGAAGGTAACAAACTTTACAACTCTTGAAGGTCAATACCTCGACCAGAAAATCTTTGGTGATATTCGTGAGGCCAGAGATTTCATCAAGCAATTTGATGGCGTCGATAATGGTCCGAAGATTTACGGTAATTCGAGATTTGAATATGCCTTCATTGCAGATCAGCACCAAGGTATGGTCGAATGGGAGCAGGATAAAATATCGATTGCCGTAATCGATATTGAGGTTGATTCTGAAAATGGTTTCCCTGATCCTTACGAGGCGAATGAACCCATTACTGCAATTTGTATTAAGTATTTTAGCGGGGAAACATTTGTCTTTGGCTGTGGCATTTATGAAACTCAAGGCGACGAAACTTATATTAAGTGTAAGGATGAGTGGACTCTTTGCAAGAAATTCATTGAACTCTGGACCAAGAAGTGTCCAGATGTACTCACTGGTTGGAATACAAAGTTTTTCGACATCCCTTATTTGATTAATCGCTTTCGTAAAATTCTTGGTGAAGATGATGCCAAGAAATTGTCCCCTTGGAATTATATCTCTGAGCGAAAGACTGTTGTTATGGGACGACAGCAAACCGTTTATGAGATGATGGGTATTTCTTCACTTGATTACATTGAACTGTATAAGTGGTATGCTCCTGGTGGAAAGTCACAAGAGTCTTACAAACTTAATAGTATCGCCAATGTTGAAATTGGTGAGAGTAAAATCTCGTTTGATGAGTATGGCAATCTGAATGACCTGTATAGGCTGAACTTTCAAAAGTTTATTGAGTACAACATTAAAGACGTTGAACTTATTCTCAAACTTGAAAACAAGTTGAAACTCGTTGAGTTGGCCTTGACTCTTGCATACGACACAAAATCCAATTATGAGGATGTGTTCGCACAAACTCGTATGTGGGATTCGATGACATATTCATATTTACTTGAAAAAAATATCATTGTTCCTCCTCGCATTATTAAAGATAAAGATTCGGCCTTCGAGGGTGCATATGTTAAAGAAGTGCAGGTTGGTATGCATCACTATGTTGCTAGCTTTGACCTAAATTCACTTTACCCCCACCTTATGATGCAGTATAATATCTCACCTGAAACTCTCATTGAGCCAGAAGATTATACACAAGAAATGCGCGATATTATTTCTTCCGGCGTCAGCGTTGATAAGATGCTGAAGAAATCTATTGACACTTCAGCACTTAAAAATGTCACTATAACACCTAACGGACAATTCTTCCGTACAGATATTCGTGGGTTTCTTCCACAGATGATGGATGAAATGTATGTTGATAGAAAGAAGTTCAAGAAGTTGATGCTTCAGGCTAAGCAAGAATATGAAAACGAAAAGGACCATCGAAAGAAGGAAGAGATTTCAAATCGGATTGCTCGATATGATAATCTGCAATTGGCCAAGAAAGTATCACTAAACTCTGCTTATGGCGCTCTAGGATCGCAATACTTTAGATTCTATGATCTACGTATGGCTCTTGCTGTTACGCTTGCAGGACAGTTATCCATTCGTTGGATTGAGGCTAAACTGAATCAGTACATGAATGGTTTGTTGAAGACTAATGAAGATTATGTAATTGCATCCGACACAGATTCAATTTATCTGAAACTTGGTCCACTAATCAATAAGGTTTGTGATACTAATCAACCTATTCTAAAAACGATACAGTTCATGGATACGGTATGTGAAGAAAAGATTCAACCTTTCATCGACAAATCGTATAAAGAATTATCTGATTATGTTCATGCATATGACCAGAAGATGCAGATGAAGCGAGAGGCCCTTGCTGATAAAGGCATCTGGACTGCCAAGAAGCGTTATATCATGAATGTGTACAATAATGAGGGTGTTCAATATAATGAACCTCAGATGAAGGTGATGGGCTTGGAGATGGTGAAGTCTTCGACACCATCGGCGATTCGTGAGAAAATGTCTGAGGCTATTAAGATTATGTTGTCTGGCACCGAAACCAACATTCATGAATTCATTAATAAATTCAGAGAAGACTTTCGAAAGTTACCTCCAGAAGAGATTTCTTTTCCAAGAGGTTTGAATGGTCTTGCCAAATATTCTGATTCCGTTAAACTATATAAATCAGGAACGCCAATTCACGTTAAGGGTGCAATTCTCTATAATCACCATCTTAAAGAGAAAAATCTGACCAAGAAATATCCACTCATTCAAGAAGGTGAGAAACTCAAATTTGCATATCTGAAAATGCCAAATCATTTCAAAGATACTGTGATTTCTTATCCTTCTAGATTGCCAGTCGAATTTGGATTAAATGATTATATTGATTATGATATGCAATTTGAAAAGTCTTTTATTGATCCAATCAAAATTATTTTAGATTGTATGAAATGGGAGATAGAAAAAACAAGCACCCTTGAATCTTTCTTTAGTTAAACAAATAAGGTAAAATATGAGCATACTTGATAAAATTAAAAAGAACACCAGCATTAAAGATTCGGCCATTCTTTCGAAATCTAAATTCTTTATGTCTAAGGATGTGATTTCCACTGCGGTGCCAATTGTTAATGTTGCACTATCTGGCTCTTTAGATGGAGGTTTGACGCCAGGACTTACAATGTGGGCGGGACCATCAAAGCATTTCAAGACTGCATTTAGTTTGTTGATGGCTAAGTCATATCTGGAGAAATATCCAGATTCCGCATTGTTATTTTACGATTCGGAGTTTGGTACTCCTCAATCATATTTCACTTCTTTTGGTATTGATACTGAGCGTGTTTTACATACTCCACTTACAGACATTGAACAATTGAAGTTTGATGTTATGACTCAACTTACTCAACTTGAACGTGGTGATAAATTGATTATCATTATTGATTCTATTGGCAATCTTGCATCAAAGAAAGAAGTTGAGGATGCACTTGATGGTAAATCTGTGGCCGATATGTCCCGTGCAAAACAGATCAAATCGTTGTTTAGAATGATTACACCTCATCTATCATTGAAGGATATTCCGATGATTGTAGTTAATCATACATACAAAGAAATTGGAATGTTCCCTAAGGATATAGTTGGTGGTGGCACCGGCTCATATTATTCCGCTGACAATATTTTCATTATTGGCCGTCAGCAAGAAAAAGAAGGAACTGAAGTCGTTGGTTACAATTTTATTATTAATGTGGAAAAGAGTAGGTA